GACCTACTGGTGGCGGAGCACCATCAAGCAGAAGCACTACAGAAGTCCCCTCTGGAACCAAAAACCCATTTTTGCGCGAAAATTACAACCTGACAGAGCAATCGCGTCTCTTTAGAACTGATCGCGACTTATATGAAAGATTTAAATCCGCAGCCAATGGTTAGTATATAAATAAGTAAGGCTGTGCCTTCGCGCCTCTGTGGGGCAATTTGTAAACCTTTAACGATTATTTATCATGGCGACTCTTCGCTCTGATATTATTGTGCCCGAGGTATTTACTCCTTATGTGATTGAGCAAACTACACAACGTGACGCTTTTCTCGCGTCTGGTGTAGTTCAACCACTGGCGGAGCTAAATGCTACAGAGGGCGGCGATTTTATCAGCATTCCTTTCTACAAGGCAAACCTTAGTGGCGACTTTGAGGTGCTGAGTGACAGCTCTTCACTGACACCTGGCAAAATTACGGCCGACAAACAAGTTGGCGTTATGCTCCATAGGGGCAGAGCGTTTGAAGCGCGAGATTTGGCAGCACTTGCTGCTGGATCTGATCCAATGGCTGCAATCGGTCAAAAAGTTGCTGATTATGTTGCTAATCAACGCCAAAAGGATCTACTTTCTTGTTTGGCCGGTGTTTTTGGAAGCCTGGGGTCCACTAGCTCTTCTGCTGCTTTCTTCGGGCTAACAGTTGATGGTGAGTCTGGCGATTCACCCACTATGCTTTCACCGCGCCATATTGCTGAGGCTAAGTCCTTGCTTGGCGATCAAGGTGAGAAACTGGCGGCCGTGTGTATGCACAGCTCAGTTTTTTATAGCTTGGTTGAACGTCGCGCAATTGATTATGTAACTAACACTGAGGCCCGACTTGACACGTCGGCGACTGGTGCAAGTACAATCAATGCTTTTGGCGGCTCAGTTGCTCGTGCATATGAAGACGCGAACACATTTGCAACCTATATGGGTCTGCGTGTGATTGTGTCAGATGATGTGCAGACAGCAGGCTCGGGCAGTTCTACTGAATACGCGACTTACTTTTTTTCACAGGGCGCCGTGGCCTCTGGGGAACAGATGGCGCTAAGAAGTGAAACTGACCGCGATGTGTTGGCCAAAAGTGATGCACTCAGCCTCGACCTTCACTACTGTTATCACCCAGTAGGGTCGAAATGGGCAGTGACAACTGTCAACCCAACTCGCGCACAGCTTGAAACTGTGAGCAATTGGTCGAAAGTGTACGAGACCAAAAACCTCGGCATTGTTCGTGCAACTGTTACTTCCAACTTGGACTAAGAGGTAACTAATTATGGCATCAATTTTCGAGGCAACAGCGGGCAAACTAATCGGCCCAACTACTGGTGGCACTGTTACTCAGGCAACCAACAAAGGCACGGCAGTGACTCTGAACACTGACTCGGGCCAGATCACCATGAATGACGCGAGCTTGGCTGGCGGAGCAGAGGTGAGCTTTACGGTCAACAATGATCGTATCAGCAGCACAGATGTTGTTGTGGTTAATCACAGCTCCGCTGGAACTGCTGGTTCTTATTTAGTGCAAGCCAACAGCATTGCTGACGGCTCATTTGCAATCACAGTTGCGAACGTTGGCAGTACTGCTGGCGAGGCAATTGTGCTTTCTTATGTCGCACTAAAAGGTGCATCCTCTTAATGGGTTTGTACGCCTTCAAACGTCTCAGGGAGCGCGAGGCTGCTGCGCAAGCGGCGGCCTCTTCCTCTGTTGAGAATAAAAAATCGCCAAATAAGAAGAATGGCAGTAACAATCGACGCAACAGCAGGCGGAGCCAACGCGAACAGTTATCTGACGCTAACGGCGGCAAATGATTTCGTTGACGCGATGGTACAGAACGCAGACGTGGCCGACTGGGGCACTGGCAATGATGACACTCGTAATCGCGCATTAGCTTACGCTGCGCAGCGGCTAGACAGAGAAAGATTCCTAGGTGCTCGCGCTACTGAAACACAGGCGATGCAATGGCCTAGAACTGGTGTCAGAAGGCCCGACACGTACATCAATACTTTTTCCGTTGGTTTTCCATTTAGGGTAACAACAGATTACTACACAGACACTGAGATTCCTTATGAGATAAAGCGAGCGCAGGTTGAGCTTGCCGTATATTTGCACAATAACAAAGATGGCGTGAGTTTGAGTGGGTTAGAGGATTTCAAAAAGCTCAAAATTGGCAGCATCGAGCTTGACACTGACAAATATGGGGCAGTTGGGGCCGATAGAATACCTCCAATGGTCGAACGTTATCTAATAGGACTTAGAATTAGTGGACCAGGCAACATTGCAGTTAAGCGGAGTTAATCATGATGTTTGACAACGGTGGTGAGGCAATTACGGATACGAACGCACATACAGGGCGATTCTGTGCTGTCTATTTTTACGAGGCAAGCACTATTAGCGCGATAAGTGCTGAAGACATCACCGGCAACTCTCTTGTTAATGAGCAATTTCCAGCCGACTCATACTTGTATGGCACGATCACAAGCATCACATTGAGTGGTGGTGCAGCAATTGCGTATCGACTGTAATGGCATTAAAAGATGCACTGAGGCGAGCTGCTGATACTGCAATCAAGAAAGTTGGTGGCGATGTCACAGTAAACTTTATAACTCAAGGCGCTTACAACACAACGTCTGGCGAGGTGTCTGAAAGCATTACATCTGAGACAGTCAAAGGGGTCTTGGATGATATTAAGAATGTCGAGAAAAACAATTTGACATATGGGGCAAGTAAAACATCGATTCTAGAGATCGACAAAAAACTTACAGTATCGGCGCTATCACTAGGTAATGAGCCGATGATTGATGACAGAGTTACAATTGAGAGCGTAATTTATCATATTGTCAGAGTCGACATTATTGAGCAAGGCAATGAGGCGATTGTCTATGAGATTTATTTGAGAACGTAATGAGCAAAAAGATTATTAAAATCGACAAGATAGATGATTATTTATATGGTCAGGTCGAGCAGCTTCTGCGTGTTGTAGTGTTTGAGACTGACAAAAGGCTCAAAAAAAGTAGCCCGGTTGATACTGGCACGCTAAAAGTAAGTTGGCAGATTGGCGAGAATACAAGTGATGATGCAAATGTAAAACCTAAGGGCGACTATGGCACAGCCATTACACCACCAGTTGGGTTTAACTATCAGGCAGGCGAAGAAAAGCTGGGCAATAATTATCATTGCTACAACAATCAGCCATACGCCGAACCAGTCATCTTCGGCACAAATTTACCATATTCATGGCGAAATGCTAAGCCACCTGGTTGGCGCAGCAAAAACAATCAAATCACACAAGCCTATCCAGATCAGATCGCCAAAAGTATGCAAAGGTTTGTCACAAAGGCATATGATCAAATTGTGCAAGGCAAAAAGTAATGGCGGCTTTATCACTCAATGATGTTCGAGCAGTCATTGAGACGCATTTACTGGCAGGTTTTGGCGCAAACGTTAATACAGAAGCCGACATTACTTTGATTAGTGAAAGCGGCATAACGATTGTAACTGAATCGCCAGAGGCAACTGCCACTCCAATAGCGTTCGCAAATCTTGTTTATAAACCGACTCCTAGAGATTCTTATTTGCAATGTACCGTTGAGTTTGACGCGACACAATACATAACGCTAGGGGACTCAAGTAGCTTATCAAACAGATTATTCGGAGATGTCATTGTCAATATATTCACGCCCGCAGGGATTGGTGTGGGGCAAAATTATGATTTGGCGAACAAGGTGTGCAGCCTGTTTACGCGACAGATCTTAAGCGACATACAGTTTCAGCCATTGGCCGGCCCTAATATTATATATAGCAGCAATGTCGGGTCTTTCTTTCAGACTCAAGTGGTAGTGCCGTTTAACGTATTTGAGACTTTATGACATGCCATTTGCCAATCGTAACACAATAAGAGCAACTGTTGAGGGCAGACTCGCGACTGAGCTGGCGAGTTCTCCTACAGTTCCAGTCGTTTTTAATAATGTAGTATTTAAGCCGACTCCAAGCACAAGCTGGGTCCAATGCCAAGTGTCATTTGGCGACTCAGATAATCTAACGCTCCAGGGCGATGTTGTAGGTGATGTTGGTGGCGACAATCTTTTGACAGGACTGTTGCTAGTTAATATATTTACGCCTGCCAATACAGGCACTTCCGCGAGCCTTGTTTTAGGTAAACGTATCCGCGATCTCTATAATAGAATTAACGTGTCAGATATTTATTTTGACGCACCAATCGGCCCAATGGTTGTGAACTCCACATTGCCAGACGGTTTTTATCAAACTCAAGTCCGCGCCACCTTTGAATTTATTGAGGAACTTTAATTATGGCATTTTATAGGGGCGAGGATGGCCTTGTCAAGTTTGGTAGCACGTCCGCGGATATCACAGCTTTAGCTAACGGCGATCTTTGTGTCATTCTTACGACTGGCGACTCCAACTTCACACTTATTGGTGCGGCTGACTCTAACCCAGGCACGATATTCAGTGCTACTGGCGCGGGCGTAGGCAGTGGAACAGCCGCGAAAACAGGAACAGTAGCAAGCACTAGGTCCTGGTCATTGACACTAGATAAGTCCATTCTTGAGACCACATCAATGGGCGATACACATGCCACAAATGTGGGCAGCATTATCAGTGGGTCGGGGACTGTTGAGCTTTTTTATACAGGTGGAACTGGAGAAACAAACAACTTCGTTGAGCGAGTTAATACTGGCAACGCTGACGACTTAGTGGTGTTTGAGTTGTTTTTAGATGGCAGCACCAAAAAAGTATTCTTCAGAGGAGTACCAACTTCAACTGAGCTAACATCTACAGTGGGAGATATAAGCATTGTCACGGTTAATTTCGTGACTAGCGGATCCGTTTCTCTGTCTATTTAATCATGGCATTTTATCGCGGCGAACAAGGCTTCGTTAAATTCGACAAAGATGCATCATCTGGCATCTCTACAATCGCAGCAGTGCGCACATGGTCACTTACGGTCGAGAAAGAGCAGCTAGAAGTCACTGCACACGCCGACAACTCTCGTAAGTATGTAGGCGGCCTTGTGGGTGGCTCTGGGTCCATTGAGGTGCTTTATGATGCACCATCTGCTGGCGACAAACTTGACTTGCTGAATGAGTCATTGACTGAGGCTGATACGGCAAACGCGCATCTTGAGTTGTATTTGGCGACTGGTAAGAAGCTGTCATTCGACGCACTTATCACTGGAGCGGAATATGCTGCTACAGTGGGCGAGATTGAAGTGATTAACGTCAACTTCACCTGCACAGGAACAATTACAAGCGCGATTGGATCATGAAAACACCTGAGAGAACGGTTGACATGCTGGTAGGCATGTTCGATCTATCTGAGCGTCGGAAATTTGACATCAAAAAACCTGATGGCTCGGTTGGAATGAGCCTTTATTTCAAGTCAATCACAAGATCTGACCGTAAAAGGGCACAATCACTCGCGCATACAGACCAGGCTTTGGACATCAGCACACAGATGTTGTGCCAAATGGCCGAGCTTGAGAATGGGAGTAAGGCATTTGCTTCGGCTGATGTAGTCAAGTTGCAACGCGAGCTACCAGAGAAAATTCTTAATGATTTGGAATTGTTCTTGTTTGAACTTGCGGATGAGGCGAGTTTAGATGAAGCAAAAAACGACTAAAGCAGGACAGTTGGCTCACCTTTGAGTTCTACTTAGCCTGCGAACTAGGGATGACAGTTAACCGACTTAGGCAAGAGTTGACCGAGGCTGAGTTCATATATTGGGCAGCTTATTTTGAAAATAAGGTAGAGGAAGAGAAACGCGAGGCTGAGCGTGCAAAGGCACGGCGGAGGTAGAGTGTTTTTAGGGATTTAATTGTAATGTGGCCGCAGTTGAGATTATTGTTAAGTCGGTTAATGCTGTTCAGCAGTTCAAGAGAGTTTCTGCGGCGACTGATAAGTTAAGTAAGGCAGCTAAAAAGGCCCAGCAAGAAGTAGAGAGTGTTGGCAAAAGAGCAAAAAGTGCGGGTAAAAAAATAAAAGATGGCATGGACAAAGCAGGTCGTGCTGTTAAAAAAGCGACAGATAAATTTAAGGGACTAAAGGGGGCTTTACTTGGTATTGGTATCGCTGAATTTACAAGAAGAACAATCAAGCAGGCCGCTTCTTTTGAGCAGTCGCAACTTCGCCTCAAGTTGTTAGCAGAGCGGTATGGCGAGTTTGGCAGGGTACAAAGTTTAGTAAGTCGGAACGCAAAAACCTTCAATCTATCGTTGGGCGAATCTACTGATGCGTTCTCTGATATATTTGCAAGGTTGCGTCCACTGGGTATCTCTCTGGATGAGATACAATCGACATTTCAAGGCTTTAACGCAGTCGCGTTTGCCAGTGGCACGTCAGCAGATGAGGCATCTGCAGCATTTAGGCAACTGAGTCAGGCACTAGGCTCAGGGCGACTTCAAGGTGATGAATTTAGGAGCATTTCCGAGCAATTGCCTGGCATACTTGGTTTAGTCGCTGATGAATTAAATGTTCAAGTTGGCGAATTAAAGGAACTGTCTAAAGAGGGAAAAATTACCGCGCGTGTGCTGATTAATTCTCTATCGAAAGGCTTTGATAAAAATAAGGATAGTATCGAAGAGTTAATAAAGTTATCACCGGCACAGCAATTCAAGGCGCTGGACAATAGAATCAAAGGTTTGACCACTACGCTCGGCCAAAGAATGCTGCCTGCTGTCGTGCCTGTTGTTGACGTTCTTGCAAATTTTGTCGATATGCTAGGTAAACTGCCAACCGCAGTGCAAGGCATTCTTGGCACATTAGCACTCGCCGCGACTGGGTTTGCTGGGTTAGCCACCGCAGCCAACTTAGCAGGTGTCGAGTTAAAGGTATTTTTATCGTTGCTCGGCAAATTTTCACTTGTAGCCTTGCCAATTGTCGGTGCGTTGGCTGCTATTGGCGATCATTTTGATAGATTGAAAAATATTGATGAGGCTTTTAAAGGTGAGTCGATCGAAAAGATGGATCAAGAGCTAGAAAAGGCGAATAAAGAGCTTAAAGATTTGGAGGCTGCTTTTGAAAGAGTCAGCGCCATGTCGTATTTTAAGGGGCAGATTGGTGATCTGAATGATTTAGAAAAGAAAATTGAAGATGTGTCGAAACTGATTGATGAGTTGACAAAACGGCGGACATTAGTCATTGATATTGTTCAAAAGGTCCACACCGTCCCAGGCGTTGGCGATTTTCAGATGGATGGACCTACAGGACGTCTTGTACCTGTAAATAAACCGAACCAAGTCAAACCTCCAGGTGAAGAACAGGATACATTAAAAGATCATTCTGCGGCGATGCACAGGCTGCTAATGCAAGAAATAGAGCTAATTAGAAAGGGAGAAAAAATTAAAGCGGCGATTAAAGCACATGAGATCGAGTTGCTAAGAATACAAGAGGCTAAGATCGGGCCTTTGATGAAAGAAGAACAGTCACATCGAGCTGTGCTGACTTTACAGCAAAATCTTAGGAATATAATCTCTGAAAATGAAGACAGGATAAGAGATGTTAAAGACGCAATAACTGATATGGTGACCGATGTAACTGATGCCTTTGTCGACTTTCAGGACAAAGAAGTTGAGAAGGTTGTTACAAAACTGGACAGAATGTATGAGGCACTCGGGCAAACCATAAGCAACAGTATCGTGGACGCTTTGACATCTGCGGTGGATGGAACCAAGAAATTGGCCGATGTTGCTGCTGATACGTTGAGAAGTGTCGCCAGAATATTGATGCAGTTTGGCGTCAACAGTGCGCTAGGTGCGTTAGGTGGCATGGGTCCAGAAGGTGGATTCTTCGCCAAAATGTTTGGTGGATTTAGGGCAAATGGAGGCAGCGTTAGCGCGGGCAAATCATATGTTGTTGGTGAGCGCGGGCCAGAGCTTTTCACACCATCTAGAGGCGGCAAAATCTCAGCATCTGGCACTTTTGGTGCGGCTAATGTTGTAGTAAATGTTGACGCATCTGGGACAAAAGCACAGGGAGATCAGCCGAGCAGTAAACTACTAGGCAAGTTGATCGGAGCTGCTGTGCAATCTGAACTCGTTAAACAGAAACGTCCTGGAGGGTTACTTGCCGCGAGCTAATGACCACACCTGCTTTCCCTACAATCCAGCCAACTTATGGCACTATAAAGAACAGTCAGCCGAGGGTAAATGCAAGCCAGTTCGGTGATGGCTACTCTCAGCGTGCCGTCTTTGGCATTAATAATAACCCTAAACAGTACGAATTAATTTTTAATGTTTCGGAGACTGTAGCTGATCAGATCGAGGTGTTCTTAGATTTAAGGGCTGGGCAGGAGCTATTTACATTTACGCCGCCGAATGAATCAGCAAGTAGTAAGTTCATTTGTCCGCAGTGGAGTAAGACTGTGACGTTCTCAAATCGTGCTGAGATCTCAGCAACGTTCGTGGAGGTGTTTGAGGCATGACAACTTACCCGGCGTGGAGTGAAGGAATAGGAGAGTTAGCGGACGAAACGCTTGATGTTGATCAGCTGCTCGGCCTAGGTGCTCAGCGCACAGTCGGTGACGTTGTATCGCGTACAACTGACCCTAATGGGTCGGCGTTCGTATTCAGGGTTAAATCGACCACAGGGGACGCTAGGTCGGGCTCAGTTGAGCCTAATTGGCCGCAGCACCCATTCGTATCAATTACTGAAAGCACCAGCACTGGGTCGGTTACATGGGAGTCAATCAGCCCAGCTTATAACGAGCTTTACTCATTACAACCTTCGGCCATTATTGAGCTTTTTGAGTTACATCTCACAACAAAGCTAAATGGAGTTGATGATGTAAGATACTTTCACGCTGGAACTAATGGCTTGATTGTTGACATCACTTTTAATGGGCAAACATACGCAGCAACGCCGATTGCAGTAGATGGCTTTGAGAAATCTTCAAAAGGGCAGCTTCCTCGCCCTAAGATGGTCGTCTCAAACGTAGATAATGCAATGACGGCGCTCATCAGCCTTTATAACTTAGAGATGGCGAAAGTAAAAAGAATTTTAACCCTAAAAAAGTTTCTTGATCCTGTCAATTTTTTGGGCGAGGATACGTTTGGCACTGAGGGCGGTTTTTCTCTAATTACAGAGGACAATAACAGCCTGAATTACGATGAACACACGACTGCAGACCCTGATTTTGGGAAATTCCCCGATGAAATTTATTATGTTGACCGAATTTCTGCAGAGACAAAAGACGCTGTTGAGTTCGAGCTTGCCAGCAATTTAGACCTTATAAATGTAAAAATACCAAAACGCCTTATTAGCGATTATTGCCCTTGGAAATATAGAGAGGCAGGCGGTGATTGTACCTACACAGGAACGGCATTTTTTGATGCAAATGACAACTCTGTGTCCACTGCAGCAGAGGATGTATGTGGAAAAAAAATTACAAGTTGTAGGGCAAGATTCCCCGACTCAACGACAATTCCTTATGGCGGTTTTCATAATGTTAGGATTCAGGCTTGACGCGGAGGCTCACGCCTTAGAAGTATTTCCAAAAGAAAGTTGTGGCTTTGTAGTAAACGGCGAATATTTGCCATGCAAAAATATTGCAGATAATCCACTTACTGAATTTATTATTGACCCAAAGGATTACCTATTTGCATTGGAAACTG